GTCGGAGAGGTCTCCGCGTTCGGGTCGTTTTCGCCTTCCCATACCGCCGTGGCTGCTGCGTCGTTGCGCGGGAAATCGATGTTACCCGTCAGGCCAGTCAGGACAGTAGCGCCCGCATTGATTACCGCCAGGCGCGGGTCAAGGAACGGGATAAGTGCGCCCAGTTCAGTGGCAACGGTGTACCCGCCCGCCGTGGTAGTGCCTGCCGTCATGTCGCGTTTGTGCATCCCGCGTTTGGTCAGCATCGTGGGAATGTACAAGTTACCCGTCGGGGTGATACCTGCCGCCCGAAATTCGCGCTCTGCTTCCTGGCTCATTTCGGCCTCGATGCCGTCCAGGTTTTTGCCGGAGGCTGCCATACGGACGGCACGAAGGAAGGAATACTGTTCCTGTGCCTTTTGTTCCGGCGTGGCCTGGGGCTGCTTTGCACGGGATACCGTTACAGCCTGCCGTGCTTGTTCAGCTTCGGCAGCTTCGGCCAGTTGAATGTCGGTGTCGAGGTGTTCGATTTCGCCTTTGAGTCGTAAGGCGTTGCTGCGCTGCTCCTCGGTCAGCATCGCATTGGCAGCCTGCGTGGAAATGGCCGTCAGTTCGTCCATCTTTGCCCCGCGCTGCTGCTTCAATTCATCGCTGCGCTTCATGCTTTTTTATTGTTAAGTTGGAGAATATCCGCAAGCAGTTGCGGGAAATCTTTATCAGCTACGCCTTGTGGCGTTGATTGTGCTTGTAATGCCCGTGCCGTTACGCTCGTTTGCTTGTAGGCAGGGTAAGTAACCGGGGAAACGTCATAGAGTACATCTACCTGGTCAATGCGGCGCTTTGGCTTTTTGCCGTTTTCGTTCGTCCAGGTATCCTTTCGGATAGTAAAAGCAAACGAAGATTGCGAGATGATACCGCTGCGTATCATCTTGAGCAAGTCGTTCCCAAACGTCGTATCCGGGGCTTCAAACCGATAACGCAACCCTTTGCCGTCAACCTCAAGTTCAAGTGTACCATTTGAGGTACGTGCAAGCGGGAAATTGGGGTCGTGATTGAATAGCGCAACTACGTCGGTATCGTCCGCACCGTCAAAAGCGCCCTCTGCTATTTCCTCATCGTAATAACCCAGGTCTGTGGATGCGTTGAAAATGGCCGCATAGCCTTCAATGGTACGGCCTTCGGGCAATGCCCGGAGTTCGAGTTTATATGTGCGCCGCTCCATTTCGGCGGGCAGTTGCTTTTCTTCCATTTCGTTTACCGTTTTTTTAGCCCAGTCTAACATTGCATCGCCTCCCCATGCGTCGTACATCACGCTGCCACATATTTCGTTGCCATCTGCGTCGGTGTAACTGCCTGTGTCATACACCTTTGCCCGGCTAAGAAATGAATACGTTCTTACTACTGTGTCGTGGCTTATCGTCTCCCGGTTTGCAAGCTGATTCGCCCGCTGCCAACCAACCGCCGTACCGCAATCGCTGCCGTTTTCGTCTCGGTGCTTCAATGCCCGCTTTGCGTTGTTCGTTGCGGCTTGTGGGTAGTTATCGTACGGCATGGCTATTGGGTTTGTGTTTGCGTATCCGTTGCTTGTCCACCTTGTACAGCTGCGTCCGTGCTATTGGATGCAAGGGGCATACCGAACACATCTCCACCCTCATACGGGTTCATGTTTTCAAGTGCGCGTATTTCGTTGGGGCTGATCGCCCGGATGTTGTAAAGCGCTGTATAGTATTCAGCACGGCTTCGTGTGTCTCCCCTTAACAATCCGTCAAGGTTGAAGCGCACAAAGGTTAGCCCGGTTTGATTATATCCGAACAACTTGGAGTTAAACTCGCTTTCAAAGCGCTTGCACCATGCCCGCAAAGTGTACTGAACAAATAAGCGGTTAAGTACTTCAAGGTTGTTGAGCGGTGTGCCGTCGGACGCTGCAAGCAAGGGGAGGGGTACGCCTAAGATGTTCGCCACATCTTCAACCGTCATTTTGCGACTTTGCAGGTCGGAACTGTCCAGGCGTGTGCCTATGCTTTTGTATTTCACCCCGTGGGATAGCAGTGCTGTTTTGCCCTGGTTGGCAATGCCCGCATAGTTCTTATTCCAGCTTTCCTCAAGTTCTTTGCGTTGTGCAAGGTTCAGAGGGGTATCCGTCTCCAGGATACCGGATATGGCAGCACCATTCTTGTAAAAGTCGCTATACGTTAGCAGTTCGGATATACCGCGCTTAAAGGTGCTATTGAGCAGGTTCAGCGGGTTTTCGCCGTTTTCGCCGTCGCGTGTCCACGCCTTTAAGTGGATGATATCGGCAATGGGGTAGGCTTTTTCGCCGATGATATAGAACATGCCCGTTTCGAGTTCAATAAGTTGATACGGTTCGTCCACAATATCGAACATGGCGACCGCGCCGCGATTGTCGCGGATGATTTCGATTAGGCAGTTACCAGGGCCATATCCTTTGTTTCCAGTCAGGATAGTTCGTACAACGGCCTCCATGAAAGAAAAGCAATCGTATTCAGGGGAAGGACGGAAGTTCAGCAACCGCCAAACCGGGTTGGTGCGCGCCTCTTGAATGCTACCATCTGATGCGACGGTATAGACGTTGAAAGGCAGGGAGGCCATTTGCGTGGCTATCAAGTCAACGGCACGGAAATAAGCGGGGATTGAGAGGATAGTTTTACCCGTAACCGCAACCTCTTTGCCTGCTATGTTGCCTAAAAGAGACTGCCATAAGGTCCAGTCCTTAGCAGGGCCTAAGTTGGAAATCTTGCTGCGGAATATCCGCTGTAAAGTCCGTGTAAAGATGTTAGCCACGGCGCAAAGGTGCAGGGGTTTTTTGTAGAAAAGTGTTAACAAAGTAAACAAAAAAGCCCCACCGAAAAGGCGAGGCTGAAAGCACTTATTAAAAACCGATAAAACCTATCTCTTTACTTTGCTTTTTCTTTTGGCTTCGACCTGCAAAAGCACAACGTATCGCCGCCGCATTACCCGGAATATCCCGTAGTCAGCATACCGATTAGCGCCAAACAATTCGTAGAACTCCCGTTCAATAGCCTCGTAAGCTGCCAGGCCGCTGTTATACTTTGGGAAAATCTCGAAGTAGTATTCAAAGTACCCACGGAAGGAGTATAGGCGTTTTACCTGCTTTAGTTCATCCATTAGAAGTAGCTTATCATGTTGCCAATATCGAATGTCGGGTTTTCTTTGTCGTACTCCTGCATTGCCCACACCGCGTTCACAGCTGCCATAATACCGTCAATTTTGCCTTTGCTTTTGCCCTTGTGCGGTCGTATGTTGTTGTTGCTATCTCGGAAAATCTGCGTATTGTCCAAGTTCCATGCCACCACCGGATTGCCGTCGTGAAACAGCTTTTTGCCGACGGTCAACTGCTCGAAATACTTTGACGGTTCGGATAGGTTGCTAAGGCTTTGCTGACACTTCTTTACAGGTATGCTGTTTCGGGTGTACAGTTCGGCTGCGAAATTGTCCGCTGTCCAGGGGTCGAAAGCAAGGCCCTGCAAGGTGTATTGCCCGGCTGCTCGCAAAATATCCCCGCGTATGGTCTCCAGGTCTTGCACATTGCCGGGCGTTGCGCTTATCCAGCCTTCGTTGTTCCAGGCTAAGTAATTGGCGTTTTCTTTTCTATCCCGGTCGTGTATGGTCTCCTCCGGGCAATAGGTCGTAACTTTCAGGTACAGCGTACCGTCCTGCAACCTCCAAAGGTAGGCCAGGGCGCTCAAGTCCTGGGTGCTTGCAAGGTCAAGACCCATGAACAGTTCCGCCATTTGCAGTTCTTCTTCCGGCACTTGTTTTACGTTCTTGTCCCACACGTGCCCTGGTATCCAGCTTTCGGTCGCACCTGTCCAAATGTTGAGGTGCAAACGTTTGAAAGAGTTTAAGGCCGACGGTTGGCTTTTGGCTTCATTACTCAAGAGGGCGAAGTTTTCCGCGTCTATGATATTGCCCATGCCTGGATTAGCCTTTGCCCATACCTCCGGGCTAAAGGGGTCATCTTCCTGCGAGGCGTTGTAAATCACAGGTAGCCACGCCGGGTTCTTGACTTTGCCGCGCCGGATTAGTTCGGCCTCATCGTGTATCTGTTCGGCAAAAGTATTCTTTACCCCTGCCGTGGTAATCATCCAAC